TGGCATCGTGCAGTTCCTGCATGACGCCAGCGCGATCTAAGGGAGGTCAGAACAATGACGACCTATAGCAAGGATCGCATGAAGCTCGTCGCTCAGGGCATCACTGGCGGCAGGACCTGGCACTACCACGACACAGGCGCGCTTGCCGATGTTGCGGATGCTGCTGGCTTCTTCGCCAATGCCTACGACATGGGTGTCCGCAAGGGTGACTTCATGTTCATCCAGGCCAACGACGGCTCCCTCGACTGGGTGGTGCACGGCGTGGCCTTCGGTGATCTGGAGGATACCGGAACGACCCAGGGCACGACCGGCCCGGCGACGCTCATCGGCGATACGGGTTGATCCCATATTCACAAGACAGAGGCCGGCGCACGATGCGCCGGCCTCTTTTGATGTTCGCGTCAGTCTAGTAAATACGATCAAGGAGAGATGAGAATTCTGAATACAGCAAGAGAAAAGGGCTGGCGCGAAGCCGGCCCCAATCAACCCGCAAGGAAACCAATATGACTGATGCTGCCGTGGCCACCAAGCCCGCGAAGACTTCCAAGGTTGCTGAAACCGTTGCACCCTCGGTGAAACCCGCCGTGTCCCTGCGCAAGGTTCAGCCGAAGCAGTTCTCCCCCAGCAGCTTGCAGCCCCTGGGTTACGGAGAGACTGAAATCCTCACGGCCACCGCTCCGAAAGAGTGGACGTTTGCAGACGTGATGAACCCGGTTGCCTGGGCCAACGTCGCTGCAAGGGTTGCACGCAACCCTCTCAATACCACCGTGGACAAGATCGGCTCCAAGATCTTTCTGGAGACCGAGAGCGGATCGTTCTCCGCCGTTCTCCGCATCCGCGGCATCGTGCGCAATCATCTGGACAACCCCTGCGGCCTCGACCTCATCTGCATCGGCCCCAGCATCGACCTCAAGACTGGCGAGGCGCGGCCGATCGATCTCAAGACCGGCAAGGCCTGGGTTGACCCCGTGAAGGTGGAAGACTGAGATGGGAACCACGCGCTTGCAGCTCTGGAACGCTGCTCTGCAGGAACTCGGCAGCGAGCGCCTGTCCGACACCGGCGATCCGGTTAAGGCCGCCCGTGAACTCGCGTTCGTGCACGACAAAGCCGTGGCGACGTGCATCGCCTCCGGCTCCTGGAACTTCGCCATGGAGACGGTGCAGCTCGACGCCGATACCGGCGTGACCCCATCGTTCGGCTACACCGAGGTGTTCGCCAAGCCGTCCGATTGGGTCCGCACCATCGGTGTCTCCCTCGATGAGTATTTCGCCTACCCGCTGACCCAATACTACGACGATGACAACTTCTGGTCAGCGGACAACACGCCGATCTATGTGCGCTACGTCTCCAATGACACTGGGCTTGGGCTCGACCTCACCCGGTGGCCGGAGAACTTCTCCAGGTATGTCGAGTTGGAGCTCGCGCACCGGGTCTGCATGGCGCTCACGCAGAATGCCAGCTTGAGGCGGGAGATCGGCGGGGAGCGCGACACGGCGCGCAAGACCGCGAAGAACATCGATGCGATGAATGAGGCGCAGCCGAAGTTCGCGCCTCCTGGGTCGTGGACGCAGGCACGCTGGGGGCGAAGCGCTGGGCGAGACCGCGGGTCACGCGGCAGGTTGACGGGGTAAGCCGATATGAGCCGTGTCAACGCTCCACTCCTTGCCTGGAATCGCGGGCTTCTCAGTCCCAAGGCACTCGCCCGCGTTGATCTGGACAGGGCGAAGCTGTCGGCCGAGGTCTTCAACAACTGGCTGCCGAATACCCAGGGCTCCATGAGCATCCGCCCTGGGACACAGTGGTTCGGCTCCTCGATCCGGGACACCGGTGCCTACTGGGTGGAGTTCGTCGCGTCTACGGACGACGTAGCGCTGCTGGAGCTGACCGACAACGTCATGCGCATCTGGCTGGGCGACGACGCGCACGATCTGTCGCTGCTGTCACGGCCACTCGTCGATACCACGGTGAGCTTGACAGATACAGGATGGACAAACGCTTCCACGGGCGGCGCCATCACCTCCGGAAGTGCTTCGGACATCATCCCGACCATGACCGGGGCGACGACGGATGGCGTGACCATTACGGCGAGCACTGAGGCAGTGTCCGAAGGCGCTCCAGCATGGCACGCTGCTGACGATTCCATATCAACGGAGTGGGCGGATACTGGGTCCGGACACGGCTCACTTCCGTCCTGGTGGAACGTCAATTTCGGCGGTCCCGATACGGGCGATAGAGAGGCAGTCACCTCTTATTCGGTGCGGGCCATGAGCGACTCGTCCGGCCTTAACAACGCGCCGAGCGCTTGGCGTCTGATCGCCAGCAACTTCGATACCGGCACCTACGCCATCGACACAGGCAAATGGACGCTGGAGGACGAGCGCACCGCTCAGACCGGTTGGGCGCTGAGCGAGAAGCGCACCTATGAGACCGACCAAGGCGACACCGGCACCGTCACGGCGCGCAGGCATTGGCGGCTCTACTTCACAGCAATAAATGGCGACGTTGCCGATCCGCGGCTTATCATTGCTGAGATCGAGATGTTCACCGCCGCGACTGCACAGCAGGTGCGGTTGGAAGGCAGCAACCTGGTTCTCAACGCGACTTCCATCGGTGCCCGTGCCAAGCGCACCAAACGTGTGATTGTCAGCGACACTGGCACAGAGCATGCGCTCGCCATCCAGATCAGTCGCGGCCCCGTCACATTGCGGGTCGGCTCCACCAACGGCGACGACGACTACATCTCCGAGACTTCGCTCCGCACCGGCTACCACAACCTAGCGTTTACGCCCACGTCGAACTTCTGGATCACGCTTCAGTCGGACGCCATCATCGACCGCATCGTCTCTTCGCTGGAGATCAGCGACAGCGGCACGGTGGAACTGACGACACCGTGGGATGCAACCGACCTCGACAACATCCGCCACGACCAGTCGGCCGACGTAGTGTTTGCGGACTGCGACGGCGTGCGCCAGCAGATGATTGAGCGCCGCGGGACGGGACGCTCCTGGTCTGTGGTGGACTACGCACCCGATGACGGCCCGTTCCTCTCAGCGCGGTCATCGTCGGCGAAGCTCTCCGTCTCCCATTACTTCGGCAACACGACGCTCAACTCTGACATTCCGTTCTTCAAGTCAACACATGTCGGGGCGCTGATACGCGCCTTCCATCAGGGCCAGTCTGGCCAATGGCGCCTCGGTGCAGCAGGTGCCGCAACCGACACAGTTGAGGTAACGGGCATCTCCGATACCGGAACGCCTGGAGATAACGCCGAGCGGCGTGTCGTCGTCTCTGTCACCGGAACATGGACGGGACGCATAACGATTGAGCGATCTGTAGACGGTGAGGATGTAGGGTTCAAGCCAGTCCCCGCTGGGTTCGCAACTGTAGCTGGTTCCAGCGATACTGGCACCTTCACAAAAACCATCGACGATCCCGACGACAATCTGAAGGTATGGTATCGAGCGAGGATCTCAGATACCGGTTCGACCTTGGATACACATCCGGCGTCGCGGTCGTCAACATCACCTACGGCGGCGGCGGCGTCACCGGCATTGCCCGCATCACCGACTACAACTCCAACACCTCAGTCGGCATCGAGGTGCTCTCCCGGTTCTCGGACACCGGACCCTCCGATAATTGGCAGCAAGGCTACTGGTCAGAGGCGCGTGGCTATCCCACGGCAGTTGCGCTCCACGGCGGGCGCCTGGCCCATGCTCAGGGCGGAAGCCTGTTCCTCTCTGTCGCCGACGACTATCAAAGCTTCGATGAGTCAACGACCGGCGATGCCGGCCCGATCATCCGTACGCTAGGCTCGGGGCCGGTCGATAGCATCCACACGCTGCTCTCCCTGCTCCGCCTCATCGTGCACACCTCAGGCGCCGAGCCTACCTTGCGCTCGTCATCCCTGGATGAGCCGCTGACGCCCACCAACTCCAGCGCGGCCACGTTCTCCACCCAAGGCACGGCGCCGCTGCGCGCCCTCAAATTGGACGGCAGGGGCATCTTCGTCCAACGCTCGCGCAAGCGCGTGTTCATGGTAGGACCAGACACGCAGGCAGCAGTCGGC